GCTCGCGGAGTTCCGTGAGTTCTGGAAACTCCATGCTGAGTTCGAGCGAGCCGCTGGCCTGTGCCATTTACTGCTGCTCCTGGCAAATGGCCTCGTGCTCGCTGCGGTTGCCGTGCTCGAGCAGGCTCACGATCTCCAGCGTGCGGCCACGCCATGCGAACCGCATCTGCTGCGTAAGGCCCGGCAGATACCGCAGCCGCAGTCGGTGCGTTACGCTCGTTTCCTGCTGCCCGGCCAGCAACGCCTCGCGAGCACTCACGCCTTCCACGCTGGCCCAGGCGGCCGAGGAATTGCTCCACGTCAGGACCGTCTCGCCGAGGGCATTCGTCGTGCCGCTGGCGATTTGGACGGTGATGCGTTCACGGAGCTTGCCGGGGTCGATCATCGGTAGGAGCCCCATCGCTGCGAGTCGAGGAGCGACTTCACGCCGAACGGGATTTCATCGCCGCCCATGGAGTCGGCCGCCATGCGACGCTCAAACCACATGCCCACGAGCATCAGGATCGCGTGCCGGATCGCGGCGGGCACGTCGGTCCCGCTCGCCCCGTAGCCAGCCCACCACATCACGGCGTGCGCCCCGTGGTCGATCCGGTGCGGCGGCCAGGTGCCAGCGTAGATCGGCAGCACCGTGCCCGGCGTCGATTGGCGATCCACGCGGAACTGGTCCACGGCGTAGGTACCGGTCGTGCCGCCGTCTGCCGTGAACGTGAGCGACACAGCCGTGGCGGTGCCAGCGACGGCCATAGGCGGGCGAGGCAGCTCCATCGCCTCGATTCCCGAGGTGGGGAAGCGATCGAACCGCATCACCCACTGCGTGTAGACCAGCGTGCGGTCGAGGTACTGCTCGCACCACTCGCGGGCCGCCGTGATGAGCGAGGCCACATAGGCATCGTCTGCGTTGCCGTCGATGCGGCAGTGCGACTTCGCCTCGGAGAGCGTCACGGGCTCCACGGCGGGCGGCGTCTGGCGGCTGAGGCTGCGGTACTTCACTTCTTGCGTCTCCGCTTGGGCGTGGCGTCGGCCGTCTCCACGTCGTGCTCGACGGCGGCCGTCTCGATCAACTCATGCTGCCGGTCCTCCACCGCGAACCGCTTGGCGATCAGTTCCGCCGCCAAGCCGCCGGGGATCTCCACCACCTGCCCGGCGCGGTAGCTTCGGAACGAACGCAGCATCCTTAGTTTCTTCATTGGGGCACGCTCCATGCAGTTTCGGGCTTCTTCCCGTTGGCCGTGAATTCGGTCGTCCATTGAAAGACGGGCTTGCCAAGGTTCTGCCCCGGCCACGTCACGACGTACTCGCCGTGCCCCAAGACGACGCGCGGCGAGACGAAGACACGGTTTCCGCTCTCCCGCCAGTTCCGCCAAAACCAAATGTCGTCATCCACCCGGCCATCGTTCCACGAGCCATCGGGGCCGGGCTTCGACCAAAACCAGGGCTTCTTGCACCGCTTCAGGGCGGCCGTGCTGATGACGGTCAGCCCGAAGTGGGCCGTGTCCACTTCTTGGACCGGCTCGGCGAACCACGACGCAGGCAGCGTTGTGGTGCCGCTCTCGGGCGGGTTGTCGAGCGTGCCCGGCAGCGTCAGCATCGGGCGGCCGTCCTCCCGCTTCGTCTGCAATCCCGTCAGCGCGTCGCACTGGAACGTCATCGCCATTGCGAATAGGTGCTCCACGTCTTCCTTTGTGAAGAACGTGTCGTAATCAATCGTGAGCAGATATTCCGCCTTGTCGATGAACTGCTCGAAAATCCTGCTATTCACTTGGCTCCAGAACGCACCAGTTCCCATTGTGGGGCGGATGCCAAGCGGCATGAGTGCCTGAGCCCACGCGAAGTGATTGGCCGTAAACGAGAGCCGTGGCATCGACAGCACGGCCTCAACGCGAACGTCGGCCTCAGTGCCACCAACCTTGACGATCATGCAGACCTCGCAAAAAGAGAGCGGGCCGCCCCGTAGTGGAGCGGCCCGCTCAGGATTGCACGTTCGTCAAGCGTCGGGCTTAGGCAGCACCGACGAGGCCGATGACCGGACCGGCCACCGACGCGGAGCCGAGGCTGTGGTGGCTGATCGCCACGCGAGCCGAAGCCTTGATGACCGTCTGCTCGCTCAGGAAGTTGACCTGATCCGAGCTGGCGATCTCGATGCCCTGGCGGATGCCGTACATCGACGAGTTGCCGAGGTTGGCATAGAGCGCCATGATCGCACCCGAGGAGTCCGCACCGCTCGGCAGGCGGTCGGTGAGGACCACCGGGCTGCCGAGGAACGTCAGGCCCATGCCCTGCGTCATCCCGACCGAACCGCCCTGGTTCAGGTCGAGGTTCTGCATGCAGGAGGCGAAGAAGAACGGCGACACGAACCATCGAGCACCGGCTCGCGAATGCTGTGGCATCGCAGCCATCATCGCGAGGAGGTTGGCCTTGGTCACTTCGTCGGGGGTGTCACCGGCAGCCGTCACGAGGGACGCGGCGTAGGTAGCACCGGACGACTGAAGCAGGCCGCCGGTGTGGCTCGTCACGAGGCCCGCAACGCCGGGGGCGTTGGCCGGGTTGCCCGAGAACGCAGCCGCCTCGATGGCGTTGGCGAGCGACAACGAAAGTTCCGACGCCACCCAATCGCCGATGCTGATGACGGAATCAGAAAGCAGCTCGTTTGCGATCACGGTGGCTGCGGTCACCTTGCGAGCGGTCAGCGTCACCTGGCTGATCGTCGGATCGGCGGCGGTGATCGCCACGTTCTCGTCCTGCCACTGGCTCGTCGCACCGCCCGTGCGGCGGGGGAACAGCAGCACGTCGCTCGGCATCTGCACGTTCTGTGCGTTCTGCACGAAGGCGGAATACTGGTCCACGAGCCGGATCACGGTCGAGGAGAGAACGTCGGCCACGGTCGCGGCACCGGTGGTCGCACCGGTCGAACCGAGCGCGCGGGTGTCGATGCCAGCATCGTCGCACCACCGCTTGGCCTCAGCATCACCCCGGCGGGCCTTGATGAACATGCCGAACCGGCAGGCGTCCTCGGCCTTCTCGAACGCACGCAGGCGACCCGCGAACGGGACGGCCTCGATGCGGACGGCCTTCTCCTCGGCACGAACCTCGGGGGCCGGGGTGCAGCGATCCACCACCGACCGCAGATTCTTCGCCGACTCGACGACCGACTTCTCGAAGTCGATCTTCTTGGCGAGATCACCGGCCCGCTTGTTCAGCGTTTCCAGTTCGAGGTCGCGCTCGGCAATCTTGTCGTCGTCGCCTTCGATGGCGCGAACTGCGTCGATCCGGTTGGCGAGGGTAACCGCCTCGTCCTGAAGCTTCTTGAGGTTGTCCACTGTGGTGAATCTCCTGGCGGCGGTATTGCCGTGGAGTCCACAGTGCCACTAGCGGGCGGGTCTCTTGCAGAACCGCACTTCGGAAAGTGTTGTTTTCACAAACGCCACCGCCCGAGCCCCGCACCGGGGGCAGCGTAGATACCGCTGCCGCTCGTCACCGCAGGGGCGGCTGGAACGGCAACGGAGTTTCTCGCCGCAGGTGCAGCGTGCTTCAGACACGGCGAAGCCTCAGTGCCCACGCCGCAGCGGCGTCACGGACCAGGGAACGCACGGCCTTCTTCACTTCGGGCTCGGCATCGGCGTCGGCTTGGACGGCCGCAGCCTGGGCAGCCAGCCACGCCTCATAGGAACGCTTCGCCACGACCGCAGACGTGGCACTGCCGTAGGCGGGCACGTTCACGGGGCCAACCTCGTAAAGGCCGGAAGCCTCGACGATCTCGCGGATCGCCCTGCCGCCCTCGTCCGTCGTAAACCGCTCGCCCTTCTGGCCCACGGTGAAGGCGAACGAACTGCCCCGCAGATTCCGAGAACGCACCAGGGCGAGCACGTCGCGGCCTGCCGAGGTGTCTGGCGGCTCGACGATGTACGAGATGCCACGCTCGTCGGCGATGATCTCAAGCGTTCCGGCCGACTCGCGGCCCAGCAGCATGTCGCTGTTGTGGTTGTAGTAGCTCAGGATCTCGCCCTTGCCGCGCTGGCGGTTCAGCACCTTGTCGAAGGCACCCGGCAGGATTCGCTCGCGAAAGCCGCCGAGGTCGAGGGAAAGACGGTTGTATGGCACCGCCAGCCCACGGATCGCCTCGCGCCCGCTGGTGCGCGTCTCGATTTGCAGTTCGCACTCGGGGGCTTCGTCTACGGTCAGGCAGCGGCGTTCAATTTCCATCAGTCTGCTCCTCTTGTTCGGCTTCATCCTCGGCGTCGTCGGCCGGGCTGTCTTCTTCCTCGACGGGCGGCGCTGGCATCGGCTCCGGTGCCGGTGGCTCCTGGCCAACCTTGTCGAGCGTGGTCATGTTGAGTTGCACGAAGTGGCGGTCGCCATCCGGCCCGATGGGATTCAGGTTTTCCAGTTCCCGAATCTCGTTGATCGTCATCCAGCCGTTCTGCAAGGCGCTGACGTAGTAGGCCGACCGGCTCGCGTGGTCGCCACGCAGCAGGCCGCTCACTGAGTGTTCCGCGAAGAACCGATCATCCTCGACGATGAGGTCGCGACTAATAGCGGCTTCCCATCTCTTCAGGTGCGGCAGCAGGCAATGCTGCACGAACTCGGTTCCCTGCACTTCGATGTTCGAGTAGGTCGAGCGGTCCAGCTGCTGAATCAAATGGGGCGGCACATGGAAGATGCGGCAGCACTCAACCACAGCAAAGGCCCGGCTCTCAAGGAACTGGGCCGCCTCGTTTGAGCCGCTCAACTCGTGGGCCTTCACGCCGTTGGGCAGGACCGCCGTGCGGTAGGCACGATCCGGCCCACGATGAAGTCGCTCCCACTGTTCGCGGAGTCGCTCGGCCGCTTCCGCAGGAATCGGGTTATCCGACTCAAGGACCACGCCCGGCCTGGCGTTGTTGCCGAAGTAGGTGGCCGCGTGAGTCTCCAGCGCCTGGGCCAGGCCGATGACATTGGAAAAGAGCTTGTACGTCGGGATCGGCTTGATCCCGTCTTCTGTGGTGAACCGCAGGGCGAAGATCTGCTCTTGGCTGTAGATCGTCTCGCGCCCGTTCGGCTCACGGTAGCGATACCGCAGCGTGCCGTCAGACAGCCGCTCGCACTCCATGCGAGACGAGTGCAGCGGCCACAGCTCCGACACGGCACCGCGAGCACCGGGGCGGATCTCGGCGTAGCTCGCACCGTAGTGCAGATACATGCCAGTCATCCAATCGCGGAATTCCTGCGCCGTCTGCCAGGGGTTCGGCTGCTGGTGCAGGAGTCGATACACGGGGTGGCTCGTGGCCTTCGCCTTGCCACCGTTCGCCATCCGCTCGTAAACGTGGAGCGGCAAAGCGGAGACGGCATCTGAGATCACGCGGATGCAGGCCGTGTAGGCCGAGCACGCCATCGAGTTGTCGGCGTTGACGCGGATGCCCGAAGGCGTGCGGCTCGACGAGACCTCGGGCCAGTCGATGCCACGCAGGTCGAACATCTTGAAATCGGCGGCGGCGTTTTCGCTCATAACGAGATGATGTCCCAGGATTGTTCGGGTGGCGGGGCTGTGGCCGTCGCGTGAATGCCGAGGGCCATCGTCAACGCCACGATGCCGTCGATGCGTTCGTTGGATTTCGCCTTGCTGGGCTTGATGTTTCCGGCGTGGTCCTGCTGAATCGCCACGTTCGACGCCTGCCACGCCAAGACGGGATGCCCGCCGTGGTGCAACTTGCCGCCCACCACCAGCGCCTCAAGCTGCTTGGCGGGCGAACTCATCGAGCCGTAGCCCTGCCCAAAACCTAAGACATTTACGCCATCGCCTTGCAGTTGCTGGGTGAGCTGAGTCGCATTCCAGCGATCCACGGCCACCTGCCGGACGTTGTATTTCTTCGTCAGAGCCATGATGTCGGCCCGCACTTGGTCGAAGTCGGTGACGTTGCCGTGCGTCAGGTGCAGCTTCCCCTCTTTCGCCCACTGGTCGTAGGGCACGCGGTCCCGCTTCACCCGCTCCCGCATGTTGTCCTCGGGAATCCAAAAGTGCGGCTCCACCCAGAACGTGCCATCGTCCAACTGGAACAGCAGGCAGAAGCAGGTGGTATCAAACGTGCTGGCGAGATCGAGGCCCGCAAAACACTCCCGGCCGTCGAGCATTACCGGGCAGGGCTTGTTGCCCTGTGCCCAGTGCTCCATTCGCAGCCACCGCGTATCCTGCTCGGTCCACTGGTTCAGGTGCAGCCGCCGGAAGGTGTTCTCTTCGCTCGGCATATCCTGGGCACGCTTGCACCGCACCCGCAGGTCGTCGAGTTTCACGCTCACGCCGAGGTTGGGGTTCGCCTTTCGCCAGGTCTCTTCCTTCGTCCAATCGTCTTCGGGATCGGCGGCATAGATCGCAGGCAGGAAGGTCTCGTCTTTGATCGCCCCGTCTCGCACGGCCAGGGCGTAACGCCAGATTTCCCAGCAGATGCTCTTGCGGTCGAAGCCCGCCGTAGTGATCGCCACGCACAAGGGCTGCCGCCGGGCTCCGGTGCTCGTGGTCATCACGTCCCACAGTTCCCGGTCGGGCTGCGCGTGCAGCTCGTCGAAGATGATCCCGTGGGCGTTCAGGCCGTGCTTCGTGAACGCCTCGGCCGAGAGCGCCTTGTACGTTGAATGCGTGTCTTCCCGCACGATGGAATTGCGAAACACACGCAGGCGGCTCCGCAACTTGGGCGAGTTCTCCACGCAGACCTTCGCCATCTCGAAGACGAGCCGGGCCTGGTCGCGATCAGCGGCGCACGAGTAGATCTCGGCACCCGGCTCGCCGTCGAACATCAACTTCAAGGCGATGCCCGCGCACAGGGTGCTCTTGCCGTTCTTGCGGGGGATCGCCAGCAGGCTCGTGCGGTACTGCCGCACCTCGTTTTTCATCGTGCCGAACAACCGGCCGACGTATTCCTTCTGCCACGGCTCTAGCAAAAACGCCTTGCCGCCGAGCTCGCCCTTCGCGTGCGTCAGGTTCTCCTCGAAGAACCGCACCGCGATGTCCGCAGCCTTCGCATCAAGCGAACATGCGGGCGTCGTCTTCGTCTTCTTCGGGCGTTTGCTTTGTGGCAACGATGCCGCTCCTGGCGGATGGTGTTAGCCCAAACTCTTGCTCGATACGGAGCATCGAAGCCGCCAGCTTTGTCATCATCGTGGCGGCTGGAGTGCTTTGCATATATTTGACCTTGCCCTTGTCGTCACGAATAACGAGCACGTCCAACCCGCGACGGCACTGGTCAAGGTATTTCACAAACTGCTCGTGCATCGTGCAGTATCGTGCAATGGTGTCGATGTCGGCGTTTGTCATCACGCCCATTCCAATGAGCTTCGGCACGACCTCGCCCCACTTTGATCTAGCAACTCCCGATACCCAGTCGGGCGGCGTGATGTCATCGCTTGGCGGTATTGGCTCGCTTTTGTTTATCTGCCTTTTCCCCGGGTTTCCCCGCAACAGTCGCAGCTTCGTTGGCTGCGGCTTCGGTCCTCGCTTGCCCATTGGATGCCTCCAGTTCTGCCTTCTTGCCGGTCAACGTCTCCCACCGCTTCACGATTACGTCGCAATACTGCGGGCTGATCTCCATTCCGTAGCACTTGCGCACCAGTTGCTCGGCGGCGATGAGCGTGGTGCCGGAGCCAAGGAATGGGTCGTACACAAGATTTTGCTTGTGCGTTGTTTTGTCGATTGCTTCGGCCGCCAGGGCGATGGGCTTTTGCGTTGGGTGCATGTACGACGCGGCGGCATCCTTCCCAAAAGACCACACGCTGCCGATTCGCTTTCCGCAGATTTCAGCGCCACGATTGAACACCATTGCCATTTCGTGATCAGTGGCGAATGTCCCCTTCAGGTCTCCGATCCCGCCGCCGCCTTTTGCCCAAACGACAAGGTTCGTCATCTTCCCGAACTTACGAACAACAGGAAGCCATTGCTCAAGAACTTTCCACGTCGTCCAGACAAACACCCATCCGCTGCTCGCTCCGATCGCTGGAGCAATCCATCCCGTGAGTATCTTGTCGTCGTTCTCTAGTTCGTCGAACTTCTTTGACTTTGTGCGCATGTTCGACTGGAAGCTCATGCCATAGGGCGGGTCCGTGTGAATCATGTCCGCCTTCGCACCCGCCATCAGCCGCTCGACATCTTCGGCTTTTGTGGAATCTCCGCAGAGCAGGCGATGATCTCCGAGAATCCACAAGTCGCCCGGCTTCGTGATCGGATCGACCGGCGGCTCCGGGATCTCGTCCTCGACGATCTCTTTGTTTTCGTCCTGGTAGAGGTCCGCCGCGTCGGCGAGGTCCGCGTACATCTGCTGGAGCCCTTCGCTGCCGGTGTCTACTTCGCGGAGCAGGGAGTCGAGCGCGACGGCGTTTGTCTCGGCAAGGGCTGCCAGCGGGTCGAGCGACAGGAGGAGCTTGTCCGCCTCGGCCTCGTTGATGTCGAGCACCAAGACCGGCACCTCCTGCTCGGGCGTGGTCTCGGCACGCAGGTGGCCGTCCACAAGCATCAGGGAGCCGTCAGGGAGCTCGCGCGCCAGCAGGGCGTCGGCGTATCCAACCTCGGCCAGGATGCCACGCAGTGCGTCCTGCTGTGCCTTGGGATGCGTGCGCCAGTTTTTAGGGTTTGGCGCAAGGTCGGCAGCACGAACGTTGCGCAGTGCTTTTACTCGGTTGCGGATGTTCATAGATGTCACGATACCCCCCCTGTCAAAACCTGCGGAAACGTACCCACAGCACACAACCGGGGTTTATATACCCGCAACCCGTGATGATATATGGCACCCCCCCGGCCCTGGGGGGGGTGGGGGGGGGTAGGGGGGGGTGTCCCCCTGTTATGATTCCTGCCCATTCACTTCGAGGTTCAATCGCATGAAGACTTGGCTCATATTCGGCGTTCGCGTTGCTGCTGCCGCAGCCATGGTGCTCAGTGCAGTAGTCATGCTCGTCATGTTGCTATTCAAGTTCAATGGTCTCGTGGCCGCTATCAGTGTGTTGTGGTTGGTCGGTGGTGCGTTCTCATTCCCTCGCATGCCTAACGCTTGGCGTCGTGATCCACCATCACAGAAGCAGGTGGCCTATGCCACAAAGCTCGGTATTGATGTGCCGCATGACGTTACCAAGGGCGAACTATCCCAGATGATTACGAGCGTTGTAGGGAAGTAGCGTTCTGCTCCTGCCGTGTCTTCCTGCCGTGGCACCTAACGCACAGCGTTCTCAGGTTCTCCATCACGTCCTGCCCCCCCTGTGCCTTGGGCACGATGTGATCAACGTGGGCTTCACGCTTATCCGCACACACACGCCCACAGTCTTGGCAGGCCCATGCGTCACGCACGAGGACGCGCTGACGCAGGGCATACCAAGCTCGCGAGCAGTAGCCTCGTGCCGCTGCGTTGGGCCTGGCTGAGTCGTCGCGCCTGGGCTGTGTCCTCAGCCTGGGCGGCCTGTGGCTTGGAATCCTTGCTGGCATGCCTTCAGCCTATGCCTAGCGTCCAGCACGCTTGCAGCCGCCTCTCGCCGCTATAGCGCACTTCAGGCGGGCGGCTCGGGCAGCGGCA